TTGCAGAAGGTGGTAATGCACAAGATATTATTTCCATAGAAACTGTTGATATGAGAGAGGTTGCATAATGAAAGAACTTACACAATTACAGAAAGAATATACATTCTTTAAAGATATGTTGAATTCCCTTGAACGAAAGAAAAAGAAAACCCCTGGCAACGGATTTGCAATAATGAAGTGCAAGGAAAAAATTGCAGAGTTAGATAAAATCTTTGATGATATTGACTATGCAGCTCAAATAACTTTTGATTAATTGAAAAAAGTGCTTGACTTTGTTCTGATAACATGGTATAGTATAAACATAATGAGAGATGAGGATTCGGAAAATGATGTGACGATATTCTAAGGACGGAAACAGTGCGAGTAGGTTCTCCCCATATGAATTGAAAGCTATGTCCACACAAGGGG